GCGGCGGCTTTGTGGAGCGGGTGAAAAGGTCTGCTGGAGCTTTTGAATCGCCAACATTGCTACAGACATCAAAGGACGTTGAAAGAGAAGGTATTGGGTTGTTGCCTGGCGCACCGCTTGGCAGCGTTAAGTTGCCACCGGTAATACCGCCTGGCGTTACTACTGACAGAGCCATGAGAGAGAAAGCTGCCGCTGGTGGAGAATTGGCCGGTGAAGTACTTGCTGATCCGTTCTTGGCCGCTAGGGCAATCAAGACCGGATCTAAAGCCATTCAACAGATGGCACAGCAAATAAGAACCACAGCTCCGGTTGGTGCAATCACCATTGGCAAGCCAGCGGCACAAGCAATTGCAAAACCAATCGCTTTGAGCAACATCGAGCCGCAGCGCCTGTCCGTGGCGCAGAAGATTGTTTCGGATGGCATTGCGTCCAATATGTCACCGACCAAAATGATCCAGGCCATCGAGCGCGAGACCGGTTCAAAGCTCACCGGTAAACAACAAAAAGAGCTGAAGCAATATGTGTCAGAGAATGTTCCAAAGGGACAGATATATTCTGATCAAGCATTTAAAGACTTGATCGCGCAGCCGTTCCCGTTTGAGCCGTCCACCCAGCGTTTTGCCAAATCTTTTGATGACGCAATAAACTGGATCAAAACACTTGATCCTACTAACCTCAAGAATGCGGCTATGGTTGCAGACCAGCGGCTGGCCCCAATCCTTGGAACCGGCGCAGACGGCAAAACCAAGCGGCTGCTTACCACAAACGGCAAGCTGCTTAAGACCGAGACCGGAGTAGAAGGCGGGGTTCCTATCGAGCTGCCAGATGGCCGCAACATTGAGAGCGCCGGCCTGGCCATTTCCCCGGCGTTTAAAGTTGGCAAGTTCAGCACCTGCCCGAACTCTGCCAGCTGCGCTCAGGAATGCCTTGGCAAGACCTCTGGCGGCTACTTTGCCTACGGTGGAGGGGCAGACCTCGAAGCCATGAAGGGAACCCGCCTGCGGAGCTTTAGAATGACCCAGGCCATGTTCCGTGAGCCAGAGGCATTTGCCATCAAGATCAACAACGAGATCTTGTCGCTGAAGACAGCAGCTGCTAAGAATGGAAATGCTCTGGCAATCCGCTTAAACGTACTTTCCGACATCGACCCCAAGGTTTATAAATCGATTATTGAGGCCAACCCGGATGTTCTCTTTTACGACTACACAAAGATGAAGTACCGCCCGGTTGCACCGAACCATCATTACACATACAGCTCAACAGGATTGTCCCAAAAGGCTGGCCAGAACGGTCTGACCGTGGATGTTGACAATCCGCATTCCAATTGGATGCAAATGCGCCAATGGCTAGACGAAGGACAGAATGTGGCTATGGCATTCAGCAGCAAGAAAGGTCTACCAGAATCTGTGCTAGATGAAACTACTGGCAAAATTTACCGGGTAGTCGATGGGGATGCCTATGACTTCCGTCCGATGGATGCCCAGCCGGCTGGGTTTGATGGGGTGATTATTGGCCTAAAGAATAAGGCTATGACCCGCAAGGAATCTATGGCAGCACAGGATTCCAACGGATTTTTTGTTAATTACGATCCCAAACTAGGCACTCAGGTAACTATCCCCCGCCAGAAGAGAGAAGCTATTATTCTTAAGACCGGCAATGAAACACCGGAGATTCTAGAAACGGGTGAGCAAATTACAGAAAGGGCCGCACAATGATTACCGATGTTGCGCTGAAAGAAGAAGACTTCTTACAGCAATTCCCACGGGCTGAAGAATATACACAAGATGGTTTGGCGTATGTTGATTGGTGGGACGCTGGAGCTGACCCAACCGCCCAGGGCGCCCCAATCAATGTTGCCGACCTGGCCGCAATGAACAAAGGACTTGGATAATGTCACTTCCTCCTATTACCCAGCGATTAGATGAGCTCTTGTCATCTAACCAGCCAACGGAAGATCCAACGAATGAAAGCTTTACGCCAATTTCTGAGGGTGAGAAAAACCTAGAAAACAGCGAGCCCGTACAGGTTGCAGGTCTTGGTAGGTTAGTAGAGCTTGGAACCGGCCTAATAACAAAACCAGCACAGGCTGGGGCGCAATTTATATCAGAAGCAGTTGCGCCAGAAGTATTGGCTCCGATTGTAAAAAAGGGTGTCAAATCTAAAGTAGACCCAAAGGTAACTCCAGATCCATTGCCTATAGCACCAACCCCGCCTGCCCCAACCGTGGCTGCTGAAGTTGCACCGACAATCCCAAAGGCAGAAGCCCCAGCTCCGGTATCTGGCGAAAGAATGATGGAGCAGGCAGCGGAGCGCGAAAGAATAATTCAGGCCGGTGGCGAGCCTGGCGCTCCTAGCCCAACAGCGGCCCAGGCGGCAGCTGGTGTTACCGAGACACCAATTAGCACCCTGCCGTTTGATAACGAAACAATGCAGGCCACGGTGCGTTCAGCGGCAGAATCCGTTCTCAAAAATGAGCCATCGATGTCTATTCGCTCAATTTACATGAGGGCCGTTTCTGCTGGAGTTCCAGAAACTCATGCCGAAAGAATTCTTCAGGGTCTTCCAATGGAATCCTCGGTTGGCGGGTCGCAGCTCGCCCAGCAGGTTGCCGGGGTTTTAAAACTCCATGACGATAGCGCATCCCTTTTAGATAACCTGTTTGGCAAAATGGCTGCTGGTCAATTAGATGACACCGGCAAATTACAGCTGCGACAACAAATGGCTTATCACGATAATGTCGTTAAAAACCTAAAAGGAATTCAGGTTGATATTGGCCGAACAATGAACGTCTTTAAAAGGGTTCAAGATAAAGGGCCAGGGTTTAAGCCAACAGATATACGAGCAATTCTTGATGAGGTTGGTGGAGACGAATCGCTTTCTCGATTGGCAGAAGCCTATCTTCTTAGCCCAACAAGAGCAGGCAAAAACAAATTGCTTGAAGTTGGTTTTGGAAAAAAACTGTCTGATGCATTTATGTTTACTTTCCAAAGCAATCTTATGACCAATCCAGACAGCCACGCTTATAACTTTGTTAGCGGTGCTTTGTTTGGGCCAGCGTCTCCAATTGAAAGGACGCTTGCTGTCGGATATGGAAAGATTCGCCAGGCAATAATTCCTAACGCAGGTGAAGATAGATTTTTCATGGGAGATGTTCTTGCTAGGACATCTGGATTAGCAAATGGAATTCTAGACGGGTGGGATTTATTAAAGCACGTTGTAAGAACTGGGGAAAGGGCAACGGCAAAGGGCGATGTAAAAATCAACCCTTTATCAGCAGAGGCTTTTTCAGATGTTCCAATACGAGTTGGAAATATAGTAACGCTGCCAATCTCTCCAATTCTTGGTGGGCTGTCTGATTTTGGAAAAGAGATTTATAGAACTCCAGACTTAACAAATACATGGATTGGCAAGGCTTTAAATTATCTTGGATTTTTTCATGGGTCTGTGTTTAGAGCGATTAGCGGAGCTGACGAATTTATAGGTGGTATATCTGCAAGAATGCAATTGCATGAAGATGCTTGGCGTTTTGCAAATACAGAGTACGACAAGCTAATTGCGTCTGGCATGACTGAAGCTGATGCACTAAAAGAAACGCAACGATTAGTAGCAGCACTAATGACTGAGCGCCCAGCAACTATGGCCGCTAATGTTGAGAACTTCCGCAAGCAATCGCAGCTTGCTACAGAGTTTGATCGTTCTACAAAGCTTGGAGAGTTTTACTGGAAACTTAACGATATGTTTCAAATTCCAGCTCTTAAAGTATTTGTTCCGTTTGCAAAAACCATTTCCAATGTATTCATTGAATCGTCAGCCAGAGTGCCTGGCATGAATTTATTAAGTCCGAGATTCTGGGACGATTACGATAAGGGCGGAAGATATCGAGACTTGGCAATGGCCAGGCTGTCAGCTGGTGGTTTGGCCGTGTCCACATTTGCCTACCTGTCAATGAACAATAGAGTTACTGGTTCTGGCCCGAGCCAGCCAGAAGACCTTGCCGCATTAGAAAAACTTGGGTATCAACGCAGATCATTAATTTATAAAAAAGATGAAATTAGTTTTGCCAATTTAAGCAGGCTTTCACAATTGACAAAAATAACCACCGGGCAAGGGCCGCTAGAAGGTTATATCTTTATTAGCTATGCGCGGTTTGATCCGCTTTCGTTGCCTATTAATGCCGGGGCAGATATTGGAGATGCGCTTAAATTTCACAGAGGCAAACCAGATGAACCAATGATTATGAACCTAGTTCTTGCTGGCTCTGGTGCGTCTGCTGAATACATGACCAACCTACCGGCAATGCAAGGCATTGGAGATATGGTCAGCATTCTTAAAAGCAGGCAAGAAGACGGTGGCCGCAAAGTGGTTGATATTTTTGATAGGCTTGCCAAACAATATGCAAACTATTTATTTACAGGAATCCCCGGTATAGGGTTTGCTAACTCCAGCCTAATGGCAAAAATGGAACGGCTTACCGATCCAACCATTAGATCTACTAGACCATCAGAGGCAGACGTACCATTAGGCATGAGATTCTTTGCCGAGCAAAGAGCGTTTGTTCAAAGCAGAATTCCTTACTTGTCTCAATCTTTGGAACCAGAGCTCGACAGTCTTGGTCGAGTTCGCAAAGTAGAAAATCGCGGCCTAGATTACTGGGCAAACTATAGCCCAATAACCAGCGTGACTGTTGGTAAGCGCAGCCTGGCAGACGAGGCACTTGCATCGATTGACTACGGAATATCTCGGCCACGCGACACATGGGATGGCGTAAAGTTGTCGGCCAAACAATTCAACCGATATAAAGAACTGTATGGCCAGGTAGTAAAAATAGCTGGCTCTGATGGACAAGAAAGAAACCTAGAACGGGCAATACCGTTTGAGCTCAACCAGGCTAGAGAAGACGCTATAAATGCTGGCGAATCTTTTACCAAGGGCGAGATGCAAAAGTTCGTTGATAGGCTAACTAGTAATTACAGGCGAATTGCAAAACTGAGGATGATTGGATTTGACCCAAGTCCAGATGCTGGCCAAAGCGAGGCGGCCAACCTGGACGAGGCTGGGTTCTTAGACGAGAAAATTGAGTTCCCAGACCTGGCAAAGCTTGTTCGCCGTAATAAAGAATTTATTCGCATTGAGGGCAAATAACCACTAGATTTGCGTATTAAAGGAAACCAATATGGCAGTCCCGATTAGCAACGTCACCCGCCGAGTAGTGCTCGCCGCTTCTGGCACCGGGCCATACTCTTTTACATTTGAAATCCTTGTTAACACAGATATCTCTGTGTACAGGGACGATACTCTGTTGACGCTGACTACAGACTATACCGTTACGATCAACAGCAACGGTACGGGATTTGTAACCCTGACGGCTACACCTACCGGGGCCACCCAGATTGCAATTGTGGGTGACCGGGCGATCCAGCGCACCTCCGACTTTGTGACGGGCGGTGACCTGTTTGCCAACACCATCAATGACGAGCTGGACAGTATGACCATCTTTGCCCAGCAAAATGCCGAGGGCGTAGAACGGTCTCTAAAGGCTCCACAGACCGATCCTACCTCGATCAGTATGGTGCTCCCAAGCGCGACAAGCAGAGCCAACAAGGTGCTCTCCTTTGATGCTAGCGGCAACCCAGAGACAATCAATACTATTGCCAGCCTGAATGACGTAGCTGCGGCGGTCAACGAGATCGTAGAGGTGTCGGGCATAACCCAGGCCATTGAGGACTTAGATGCCATCAAGGACGAGATTGAGACGGTGTCTGGCCTGTCGGCAAACATTACCTCCTTGGCCAACCACATTACACAGATAGATGTAATCGGAGATGACCTGGCTGGCACGGATTGGAACTACGACCTGGGCTCAATTGCCGATCCAGCAACCGGCGCAACTGGGGTGCCAACGGGTTACCTGGTCACGGCATATAACAACCTAACCGACATCCAGACCGTATCGACCAACATAGCCAACGTCAACTCTGTGGGCGGGTCAATCGCTAGCGTGAACTCGGTGGCCGGTGAGCTGGGCGCTGGGCAAGATGTAACCGTGGTAGCTGCCAACCTATCTGGTACTAACACCATTGGCACCGTAGCTGGGAGTATTTCCAATGTAAATACGGTTGCGGGTATCTCTGCCAACGTCACAACCGTGGCCGGGATCAGCGCCAATGTAACCAGCGTTGCAGGCAACTCAACCAACATCAATACGGTTGCTGGCAACAATGCCAACATTACTACGGTGGCAGGCGTATCTGCCAACGTGACAACAGTTGCCGGTATATCGGCAAACGTAACTACCGTAGCCGGTATCTCTGCTGATGTAACAACCGTGGCAACTAGTGCGGTGGGGGTAGGTTCTTTAGCGGACATCTCAGCTCTCACGCCATCCGATGGCCAATTCATTGTTGGCAATGGCACAACCTGGGTAGGTGAGAACGGGTCTACGGTTCGCAACTCTCTGCTACCCTCTTTGGCCACCAATGCTGGCAAGGTCTTGGCTGTCAACACGGGCGCAACCGATGTCGAGTGGATAACAGCTGGTGGTGGTGGAGGCTCTGGCGATGTAGTCGGGCCAGCAAGCGCAACCGATAATGCGGTTGTCAGATTTGATGGTACTACTGGAAAGCTGGTACAAAACTCAGCGGTCACGGTGGCTGACACCACAGGCAACATTACAGGCGGGACTTACAACAAGGTCACTATCACCGCCCCGGCAACTGGATCTACCCTAACTGTTGCGGATGGCAAGACCTTAACTGCCAACAACTCTTTAACTCTGTCTGGAACTGACTCGACAACGATTACGTTTCCGAGCACTTCAGCAACCGTTGCCCGTACCGATGCAGGCCAAACATTCACGGGTGACCAGGCTATCGCTGGCAACCTAACCCTGAATACTCAGGGAGATGTTCGGTTTGCTGACTCCGACTCTTCCAACTGGGTGGCTTTCCAAGGGCCAGCTACCGTCTCATCTAATGTGACTTGGACGCTACCAAGCGTTGACGGCACTAACGGACAGGCGCTAGTTACAAACGGTTCTGGAACTTTGTCTTGGGCTGCGCCATCTGGTGGCGGTCAGTTTGAAGGCTCTGCCGCTAACAAGGCAATCTTTTGGAATGCTCAGTCAATTGCAGAGAACATCACAATAACTGGAACACATAATGCTGGTTCTATCGGGCCTATCACAATTGATTCTGGGTTCACGGTCACAATAGATTCTGGCGCACGATGGGTGGTGATCTAATATGACAATTACGATTAACGGTACAACAGGCATAGCGGGTGTAGATGGCTCTGCTAGTACGCCAGCGGTACAGGGTGCGGATACTAACACAGGCATCTTCTTTCCTTCTGCTGACACCATAGCCTTTGCTGAAGGCGGTACTGAGGTCATGCGACTTGACTCTAGTGCCAATCTTCAATTCAACTCAGGTTACGGTTCAGTCGCTACTGCTTACGGATGTCGTGCTTGGGTGAACTTTGATGGTACAAGTAACTCTGCAAACTTATCAGGAACATATTCTCAATCTGGAACAACGGTAACTGTTACTGCTACCGCACACGGGCTAATTGCTGGCAACTCTATTTACTCTGATATTACATCAGGAACGGGTGTTGACGGAGTTTATACCGTTGCTACAGTAACAGACGCTAATACATTTACATATACCGCAGGTACATCTCTTACTACCAGCGGAAACATAACGCTTCGTAGGAATACAATTCGTGCAAGCGGTAATGTAAGTTCTGTTACTGACAACGGAACTGGTGACTACACAGTAAACTTCACAACTGCAATGCCTGATGCTAATTATTCAGCATCTATGAATATATTAGAGATAGCCGCTCGTGTTCTTTACGTAAATACTTTAAGTACAAGTGGAATAAGATTAATTTGTGTAAGTTTAGCGCAAAATCCACAAGACAATAGTATTGGTGTATCAATATTCAGATAAGGAATAAAAATGAATCAACGTATTATTTACCCAACAGATGAAGGCGTAGCAATTATTGTACCAGCACCTGAATGTGGTTTAACCATTGAGCAGATTGCTGCCAAGGATGTTCCCGCTGGAAAACCTTATGAGATTGTAGATGTGTCTGATATTCCGTCAGACCGAACCTTCCGTGGAGCATGGGCATGGCAATCGTAATTGATCTAAACAAAGCCAAAGCCATTGCTCACGACAAGCGCAGGGCTGCTCGGTCTGCTGAGTTTGCTCCGCATGACGAAGTGATTATGAAGCAAATCCCCGGCAACGATGCTGTTCAGGCCGAAGTTGCTCGGCAGGCTATCCGTGATAAGTATGCAGATATTCAAACAAACATTGATTCTGCTAACAACATAGATGCGCTCAAGCAGATTGTGGAGAGTTTATAATGTCACTCGTAAAAATCTCCGGTAACGCTAGTGGCACAGGTACGCTTACAATAGCGGCCCCTAATACCAATACAGACAGGACGCTCACACTTCCTGATAACACGGGGACAATACTGACTAACGCGACAACTACGGGGTTTCCTGCTGGTAGTGTGTTGCAAGTTGTTCAATCAACATTAGCAACTTTCTCAACAACAACATCTACAACCTATACAGATACTGGACTGTCAGCATCAATTACTCCGTCATCATCTTCTTCTAAAATTTTAATAATTTCTAGTGCTGGTGTTGGTTCTTCGGCATCGGCTGGTGGATCGTTAAATAGAATAGTTAGAGGCTCTACTGCAATTTTTACTCAGGGCGTATCATACTCTGGAGCAGGTAGTGTCTACACGGGGTCGTCACTTGTTTATTTAGATTCACCTGCTACCACATCATCTACAACTTATAAAATACAGTTTGTAACACAAAATGCATCATCAACTGCATTTTTTAATGGTGATTTTGGATCATTCACAGGGGAAACTGCATCCATTACTCTTATGGAGATTGCGGCATGATTACTAAAGCAAATGCTCTCCAATCCTTACGACCAAACGCACAATGGGTCTTGCGTGGCGATGACCTGGAGTGGCTAGACCAGGCACAAACCCAGCCAACAGAGGTAGAAATTACCGCAGAGGTTGCTAGGCTGACCGCACTTGAGCCAGCCCGTATTGCTACTGAGAACCGCCGTACTGCCTACATAGTTGAAGCAGATCCATTGTTCTTTAAGGCCCAGCGTGGTGAGGCTACGATGGAGGAGTGGCAGGCCAAGGTAGCAGAAATCAAAGCGAGGTATCCTAAGTGAGCACCGTAAAAGTAAACGCTATAACTGACGCTAGTGGTGGCAATACCGCTACGATAAATAGCATGACCCCTACTGCGGATAGTCTACAAGGCTTCCGTAACCGCATCATCAATGGTGACATGAGGATTGACCAGAGGAACGCTGGTGCTAGTGTTAGCACGACTGGTAGTTATCCAGTTGATAGGTTTTATGTTTCAGAAGGAACATCAGCAACTTTTACTTCTCAAAGGTCTACAACTGCACCAGTTGGATATACTAATTCTTTATTGTTTACTGTGGGAACAGGCGCATCGGCAGGGGCCGCAGAGCAAGTTCAAATTCGACAGGCAATAGAGGGGTTTAACATTGCAGATTTAGCGTGGGGAACAGCCAATGCCAAATCAGTTACTATATCTTTCCAAGTTAGGTCAAGCATTACAGGAACATATTGCATATTTTTAGGATCTTCTGATGGCGGTGTTTCTTATGTTGCAACGTATAGTATTAACTCTGCCAATACATTTGAAACTAAATCAGTAACTATTGCTGGCCCAACAACAGGAACATTTTATACCGACAATCTAACTGGAGTATTAGTTGGGTGGGATTTGGGTTCTGGTTCTAACTTTAATACCACAGCAGGTTCTTGGACTTCAGGGCAATATAGAAGAACAACCAGCCAAGCAAACTTTATTAGTAATTCAGGAGCAACCTTCTACATCACAGGCGTACAACTTGAAGTAGGCTCTGTTGCTACCCCGTTTGAGCGCAGAGACTATGGGCGTGAGTTGATTATGTGTCAGCGGTATTACTGGAAGATTACTGGTGGAACTGCTGTTCCTTTTGGTTCTGGTTTTAATAGTTCTACAACACAAAATCAAATAGTAACTTTCTTTCCTGTTGAAATGAGAACTGCGCCGTCTGCTTTAGAGCAATCTGGTACTGCTTCACATTATAGAATAAGACACGCAGCCACGGACACTACTGTTTCTGTGGTTCCTGCTTTTCAAAACGCATCAAATTGGCTTACGTGGACAGAAGCCACAGTAGCAAGCGGTCTTACAGCAGGGCAGGGGTCGTTTTTACGGTCAAACAATGCTTCTGCATATCTCGCATGGAGTGCTGAACTATGATTTACAAAATTTATTCAGTTGTTGACGGTCAAACAATCTTCGCTCGTATTGACGATGACGGTCTGTGCCGAGTAACTTGCATTGCAGAGAATCCAGAGTTTCAAGACCACTTAAAGAACGGTGGAAAACTACAAGACGCTGATGGTAATGTGATGTCTGCTGAGGCGGCACAAGAATTTATAAGAGGGCTACCGTAATGGCTAACGCACTACGACTACGGCGTGGCACGACCGCACAGCACGCCAGCTTCACAGGGCTTGAGGGTGAGGTAACGGTTGACACCACCAAAGACACGGTTGTAGTCCACGATGGCTCTACGGCAGGCGGTATTCCTTTAGCAAAAGCATCTCAGGCCACAACTAGCGTGGCTATTACTGGTGGCTCAATTACTGGTATCACAGACCTGGCCATTGCAGACGGCGGCACGGGCGCTAGCACGGCGGCGGCGGCCAGAGTAAACCTGTTGCCATCCCTGACTAGCAATGGCAACAAGGCGCTGTTCGTAAACTCAGGTGCGACAGACATTGAGTATCGCACTATTGTCGGGGTGACCGATGGTGACAAGGGCGATATCACGGTGGCTTCATCTGGTACGAGCTGGACGATTGATAGCGGCGCGGTAACGCCCACCAAGATGAGCCAGCCCATAACTAGAATGAGCAGTCAGAACGCAGCTAGTACATCCTTTCTAAACTTTACTAGCATCCCGTCTTGGGTCAAAAGAATTACACTTTGCATAGACGCAATCAGCACCGGCAGCGCATCCAATGTTTTAATTCGGCTCGGGGATGCTGGCGGCGTTGAAACAACCGGGTACGTCTCAGGATCATCCCGGCTAGATACATCCACCCTAGCCTCAACCACGTCAACCGTTGGATTCTTGCTGAACTCTGGCAACGCAGGCTACAGTTTAAATGGCGTGATTACCATTGCCAACACCAGCGGCAACATTTGGCTAGCCTCTGGGTCAGTCAGCTACTCCGGTGGAACTATTACCTGTGCCGGGAATAAGACATTGTCAGATGTCTTGACAACCGTTAGCGTGTTGCCTGTCAGCGGCACCTTTGACGCTGGAACCATTAACATTGTTTACGATTAAGATCATGGCCTATCACGCATCCGAGACCACCAAACAAGTTGCTGACGGCCTGTCTGTTATGACCGTGCTCGGCACCTTGGCTGAGATCCTCCCGGCAATCGCAGCTTTATTCACAATAGTCTGGACAGGCTTTCGAATCTACGAAACCAACACGGTGCAGGGTTGGCTGAAAAAGAAATGAAATTTTTTGGAAGGTTATTGGTCGCAGCTGGCCTGCATCTACAACGCATTGGATACAGGCTCACCCGTGACAAAGCTACCTGACCCAGGCAACCCAGCAGATGTGGCCAGGCAGGCGCTTGGTGGCATTAAGGAGGCCATCAAGGTTGGCCGAGAGATCAAGCAGACCGGAGCCGAGGTCTCAAGCTTTCTTGATGAGGAGGCCCGAGCTCGCATTGCCTGGAAGCGCAAGCAGCTCCAGCTGCAACGCCGAGGTGATCTGGTATTCATCGATGCCGCCAACGAGTACCGCGAGGTGCGAAAGATTAGGGCAGCCGAGGAGGGTATGTACCAGGACGTTGAGAAAGAGTTTGGCAAAGCTGCGGTCACAGAGGTAAAGGCATTGATCACACAGATGCGAAAAGAAAACAAGATACTAGACCACGAGTTCCAGCGCCTGCGAACTGAAGAGCGGCTAACCTGGATCATTATCTTTACGCTTTCTGGAATCATCTACGCAACATTCAAGCTAATGGGTGCGTGGTGACAACCATTGCTGCAAATTTTTTGACAGGTGAGATGGCCGCAGACTCGATGGTGAGCTCTGACGATAGCTACTATCTGATAAACAAACTGCGCCGGGGCAAGGGCTGTATTTATGGTGGCGCTGGGGACTTTGAGAAACTGCTCAAGTTCTACCAGGTGCTAGACCAGGGCGGGGACTTGGATTCGGATACAGACATCAGCATTCTGATGCTCAACGCACAGGGGCTATGGGTATACGAGAGCTCTGTCATACCCGTACCAATTAAAAATCCATTCTTTGCAATTGGAACCGGGGCCGGGTACGCAATGGGGGCCATGCACCTGGGCAAGAGCCCACGGGAGGCCGTAGAGATTGCCTGCCTGTACGACACTAGCTCGCACGGGCCAATCGATGAGATGAAATTGGAGAGAAACCGTGGCACTAAAAAAATTTAGTGACGAAGAAATCATTGCAGCGATGAAAAAGTTTGGTAGCTCCAAGCTCGCTGCTGAACATATTGGTATATCTGTCCGGGCGCTTTGCCACCGCAAGGCAAAAATTCAAGAACAATATGGCGTTGTGTTGCCAGCCTACTCAGCGAAACAACACACCGTTGCCAACACATACATCCCCGATAACCGTAGGGTGATCCAGCACACAGTAGACAATGGCCATGTATTTATTGCCAGCGATTGTCACTACTGGCCAGGTGAATCTACCGTAGCTCACAAGGCGTTTGTTAAGTTGCTAACTGAGTTTAAACCCAAAACGGCCGTGCTCAACGGGGATGTTTTTGATGGGGCTAGAATCAGCCGACACGCCGCCCTAATGGGAACCAACCCACCGACCCCAAAGCAAGAGATTGAGGCTTGCCAGGATAGATTAGACGAGATTGCAAAGGCATCAAAGAACGCAATCAAACTCTGGACTTACGGCAACCATGACGTTAGGTTATTTAATTACATTGCACAGAACGCCCCAGAACTATCTGAGTTCAGCGACTTGTTTTCGTACTTCCCTGGGTGGCACACAGGATGGCGAATAGATATAAATAACTCCGTTGTTGTAAAACATCGATGGGCCAATGGCCAACACGCGGTGTATAACAACACTTTACGTTCAGGAAAATCATTTATAACTGGCCACCTACACAAACTCATGGTGACACCGTGGACGGACTATAACGGGCGCAGATACGGCGTAGACACAGGAACCCTTGCGGAGCCTACTGGAGACCAATTTGTCTATGTGGAAGAAAACCCTGTTAACTGGTGTGCGGGGTTCGCGGTGCTCACGTTTGAGAACGGCAAGCTGCTGCCACCAGAGCTCTGTGAGGTGATCAATGGCGTGGCCTACTTTAGGGGCCAGCGTGTATGAGCCCGTGGCTTATTATTTTTGTAGGATGTATCTACGCCTACATAGGATTTGAACAGGGCACCAAGGGCAATCTAGCGATGGCCATTGTGTTTGCCGGGTACGCCTTTAGCAACATTGGTTTATATCTCGCAACGAAAGGATAACGATGCTACCAATTGCAGCTCTGCTCTCAATCGGAGAGAAGGTTTTAGACAAGGTTCTGCCTGACCCAGGCGCGAAGGCAGAGGCCCAGGCCAAGCTAATGGAGATGGCACAAAAGGGCCAGCTCGCGGAACTCGAGTCTCACGTCAAGGAAATGGATTCAGCTCGCAAGCGCGAGATTGAGATTGCCACCAGCGCAGCCGCTCCAATACTTAACAAAATTGTTACACCCATCCTGGCGCTCGGCACCGTGGGTCTCACGTTCATTTTGTTTGCGGTCATTATTTTTGTAGACGTTGACGCTAACTCTAAGGACATTCTGATCTATGTCCTGGGCGCACTAACCAGCGCGGTCACGATGGTGCTGGGCTACTACTTTGGATCGAGCGCGGGGTCAAAAGAAAAGAGCCAACAGCTTGATGAGATCTTGGAGAAGAAGAAGTGAACCTGACCGCCAACTTTACTTTATCGGAGATGGTCAAGAGCGAGACCGCTCTGCGCCACGACATGGATAACACGCCAGGCGAGGCAGAGATTGCGTCCCTGCGCCTGCTGTGCGAAAAGATACTCCAGCCGGTGCGCGAGCACTACGGCAAGGGTGTCAAAGTCAACTCAGGCTTTAGGCACCCAGAGGTCAACGCCAAGGTGGGCGGCTCCAAGACCTCGGATCATTGCAAAGGGCAGGCCGCCGACATTGAGATACCAGGCGTGGCCAACGCAGACCTGGCCGCGCACATTGTTAATACCTACAAGTTCACCCAGGTCATTCTAGAGTTCTACACGCCTGGGGTGCCTGATAGCGGATGGGTTCATGTGAGCTACGACCCGGCGAACCTGAAGAACCAGGTTCTAACAGCAACCAAGAAGGACGGGAAGACGGTCTATCTCCCCGGCCTTGTTGCTTAGTTCTTCTCAGCTGCGGCCATCTCTTTGAGCGGTGTCACAAACTTGGCCAGAGCTGCGGTGAGCTCCATGCGCTGCTCGACTGACAGTTTCTTGAGTGGCTCCGCGTTAGAGTTCCTCAACTTCTGTAGTCCATCAAGCCTGGCTTGAGCTGATGCCTTACCAGCTTTTGCGACCTTACCAACGAGCTCTAGATAGCTTGCAACCCAGCTATCGGCGTTCTCGCAGGGTCTCGGATCGCCACCAGGAATCTGGAGATCCCACGCAACGGTTTTCTCGGTGGCCTCGGACAGCTCCACCGGCTCCGCGATCTCTTCCGGTGGCTGATCCAACGATTCGGGTTGTGTTTGTAACTCCTCAACTGGTGTTTTGGTGGCGGGAGGAGCAAGAGCATCCAAAGGATTAGAGGGCCGTGGCGGCGTTATGTCTTTCTCTCCCTGGCTCGGATAGTCCTGTGCCTCTTCAACGGTAACCAGACCCTTTAAAACGTCTGGGAAGGCATCTCGCAGGGCAAACCCACGAGCACGCATCTGCATCATCCGCTTGGGGTACGCCTGCCAGGGGCCGGCCTTGCCCCAGAGCCCAGCTCTCTTGGCATCCTCGACCGAGAACTTAACCGTGACCGGCGTGCGGCCCTTGCGCCTGGCTACGCAAATGGCCACCGGGTTCGGGCTGCCCTCGCCCTCAAAGTATTCCTCGATGTTTTCGCACACCGGGCTGGCCTGCACTAGCGCCATTGCTGCGTCTCCGTAAACGCTGGGCTTACCATTGATGCAGGCAATGTTCTGCAACGCCTGGAGCGGTGCCAGGCCCAGCTCGCGGCCCCATTGCACGGCCACCAGCACATCTTCTGGCTTGCCCTGGTAAGCCTTGGGAACCATCTGTGACTTGGCCAGCATCTCAGAAAAGCGCATGGCCTCATCCAACGTGACGGGCGCAAAGCCCTGGTTACTTGTTGTTGCTAGTTGCATTTTGTTTCTCCTCGGTTGCGTAAGTATCTATTGTTGTCAACATCACAGTCACGAGCGCGTCCACTACATCCATCGCCCGGTCTCTGTTCATAAAGCTGCCTGGTGTTCGGTTGGCAGCATCGAAACACAATGCCTGAAGCTTGAGTGCTGCTTGCAGGCGTGCGTTCATAAGCTTTTGATCTTCCCGGTTCATTTCCGCGCCTTGATTTTTAGTGTGGACTGACGCACCACACGGGCCTCTTTGGCTGGCGTGATCCGAGATGGCTGGGCCTCATAGCGGCGCATGGGCCAGTAGATCTCATGTTTACTGGTTTGGCCATGCGTGTTTTTGCCCAAAATTTCTTTGAGCTTTTTCTCAGCATCGTCAATGTCCTTTTCAGCTGCCTCAATTTTCTTCTTGGCCTCAAGAATGCTGTGCGCCCAGTAGTCTTCTTCCTCGCCCAGGTAGATCACCTCATCGTCCTGATTGCCCACCGGGAACATCCGATTGGCATCAGCGGAATCCTTGGGCGGGTACCAATCGATAACCTTGCTCTCTCGATACTTTTGCAGCTTTTCCTCGAACTCAATCACGGCACGCGAGATCATGGCCAATGTGGGCTCATGCCTGGCGAATAGGAATATCCGCATCTTGGTTCCCTTGTAGAGCGTACACACAGCCCCCCAGCTGGCCCCAAAGCAATCCATCTGTGCCTGGAGCTGCACCGGGCCACGGTAAAGCGGTGGCGCGTCTTCTACGTCAGCTGCGGTGAGCTTGGCCTCCATGATGCCCACGCCATCAAGCTTGATGCTGGGTTGGCCCATGACGTAGATGCCCAGGTCTGGATTGGTCTCGACCACAAGGCCGCGTCCATCAGATGTGCCATCGAGCGAGCAGGCAAGCTTGAGCAGCTTGTGGTGATAGGGTGCCTCATGGTCGAGCTCCAGGTTATCAAGACCCAGCCTCTCAGCTGCGCGGATCAGAATGCGGCCCTCTAGATCGTTGCCCCACTCCATCGATTCATTGGTAATGTCCTCGCGCTCGAGGCCGTCAATGGCCCGAATGCAGGTCTGTAGGCTGTCATTAGGGGTGGAGTAGGCAGAGATGCCCAGAATGGCCGGCAGCATCGAGGCGCTGGCCTGATCGTCTGGTGTTACTTTTCCATAAGCTTTCATTTCTTTTTTCCTTTTAATTTGATTAATCGATAGCTGGCGTAACGCTTGCCGTTGCTGTAAACCATTGTGGTGTGGATGTTGTGGCCAATATCGCGCAGCTCTGCGATCCTGGCCGCCAGGCGAAAGCATTGGCACCCGGCCAACGCATCGATGGGCGTAACGTGAACACCGCGTTTCAGCTCCTCGAGAATCCACTCATTCTGTCTCATAAAGTGAGCTCCTCAGACAAACATTGCGGTCAAAATCACAGCCGCCAGGCACACGGTTGCAATTACCTTGAGCCAGGGCGGGTCATCCTCCTGGGCTGGCTCCACCGGCAGGTTGTCGCGCCAACTGCGTGCAAAGTTGGTACGCGGGTCGATGAAGTGGTCTTCCTTTACTTTTCTCATTGACTTTCTCCTCAGATTAAGCAGCTAGACGCTGCAATAGGTTGGATACCTGCGATGGTGACCAGGTGGTGCCGCCGCGAGGGGTCTGCACGCTCTCGGCCTGGAGCTGCTTGGCGATTGCGCGTAGTGATGCCGCACCCATCTTGGCCACGATTGAGCGAACAATCGGTGCCACGTTGGCTGCGTAATCATCAGCTGCCTGGGCGGTAACTGCGCCACCAGCTGATGGGTTGGGTGAGCCCAGCTTTTCGCCACGGGCCTTTTTAGCTGCTAGAGCGTCTTTGGTACGCACGCTGATTAGCCTGCGCTCAAACTCAGCAAAGCCACCGAGCATATTGAGCATCAAGCGGCCAGTAGGCGATTCGTTGATCTCGGGCAAGTCAACAAAACGAACCTTGATGCCGCTGTTGACGATGTTGAGAATCTTCTCAGCGTCACGGGCCAGGCGATCAAGCTTGGCCACAATTAAAGTGGCTTTGAATTTCTTGCAATCAGCTAAAGCTTTCTTTAGCTCCGGGCGATCATTCTTAGCACCGGACTCAACCTCGATGTAGCTAACATCTGGCTCGGCACCGAGGAAGTTCTTAACTGATTCTTGCTGTGCCTCAAGACCAAGACCAGAGCGGCCCTGGCGATCAGTTGATACGCGGTAGTAAGCAACGTAGTTGGCAGTCATTTTCAATCTCCTGGTTGGTAGTTGACGGACATAGATATCTACGCCCAGACCAGAGTGGAGCACATGAGATATCTGCTTGTCAACCCCCTATTGCAAAAAAGATATCTAAAGGTATATCCTTGCGGTATTTAACTGGAGGGGATATATGGCCACAACAGAGTTTTCGGGTTTCTACTTTCGCCTGCGCCCACAGGCCAGGCACTTGCTAGCGGCTGCCAGCAAGAAGCTGGGCAAGGATCGCACGGCCATCTTGCATGAGCTTATTGAGCAACATCTGGCCCAGCATCTGGAAGTTGACAACCGGCTAGATGCCCTGATTGCCAACCAGCCAGATATCCAATGAACGGCAGAGGCAGGCGTAACAAGGGTGCCACCGGCGAGCGCGAGCTAGCTGCAATACTGACTGAGCAGCTTGGGTTTGAGGTCAAGCGCAAGCTTGGCCAGGCCCGGGACGGTGGCCACGATATCGAGATAGGTCGATTTTGCATCGAGGTCAAGCGCCAGGAGCGCCTGGCCATCGAGGATTGGTGCCGCCAGGTCGAGCTCTCGGTTACCACCAGCTCAGAAATCGATTCTGAGGGCTCTGTGGGCTCGCCTGTGCCGGTGGTGATCTTTAGACGCTCTGGGCAACCCTGGAGGGCTGTGGTGCCTCTGGATTGGTTCTGTAAGGCCGTGAGGGAGGATCTCAATGCCTAACGAGCTATACCAGCACGTTACCAAGCGGGAAGAGGAGTTACTTGGAACCAGGTGGTGCTCGCATTGCAGGCACCGAAGACAAGCAGCGGGAGGGGTATGGAAACTATTGAACCAGGGCAAGAACAGAAGGTGGCAATGCGCGACCTGCGTGGAGAATCAGAAGGGTCGAGCTGTGCCGACTGCAAAAACGTAAGCTTTCGGGGATGGTTTTTATGGTGCCGATTTTTTGATAAGCCAACGACCGGGAGGGTCAACGGATGTTCCGCATACCAGCCAGAGTGACGAGCTACGCTGCCGGTCTTGCGGCTGTGTGCACCCTGATAGTCGGATGGTCAGTCTGTCTTACGGTGGCGCTGTTGGGAATTATTCTGAAAAGTTTTACTTGCACGGCGAGGCTGCGTGGGTACTCAAGAGATATCGCACCAAAAAGACCCGCCTGGCTTACCTCGATGCTGTGGAAGAG